CTGACAGCTTGGCGTTAAGGATGATACTGCCGCTCAACTGGGTCCAGCGTCGTGCTGGTACGGTTGCGTGGACGCAAAACGTCACGTGGTCATAAGTTTGCGGAACCTGCCCACCATCCGTTCCACCAACACGGGTCGATAGTGGGAGCGATCAGGGAAAGCAATGGGGTACGGCCATTGACCGTTATTCGCGCGGTAGGCACGACCCCACCCTCATTATAAGGAGAGTAATCCAATGGCAGTGAAACCTACGCCAACTCAAGATGAGAATGATCGTTCAGCGAGAGGCGAGCACATTCTTGAACATGAAGACGACGGCAGTGGACCAGATCCACACGCTGAAGCCAATGCGCAAGCGCAGACTAAACATCTTGAAGGTAGCAAACCTGCTGCTGCCTATCAAACTCGTCATGCTGCGGCTGGGCGACCGGCTCCATCAAAGCCTAGTTCATAGAGGCTTGTGAGGAGTTTCTAGATCATCCCACACTCTGGAAACTCCTCTCCTTTTTATGAACGCAGCTCGATCATTGGCAGTTCGTACATTGCGCACAGTCCTTCGCGCGGTGGAAGGACAGTTTCGTCCAGGACCATATTTTTTAACGCTATCTGGTGGCTGGTTACCAGATGGTACAGCGCCAAATTTTTGGCAATTAGGTCAAAATGTAATTCCTTCGCCATCGCGCTCCGCGATGGTTGAGGCTTGCGTCTCGGCATATTCTCAAACTGTTGCTATGTGTCCAGGAGATCATTGGGTATTAAATGATAAAGGTGGACGGGATCGAGTTACGACTTCAGCGGCATCTCGGATATTGCGTAAACCAAACGCTTATCAAACTATGTCAGACTTTATGCTTAATGCTACGCGGCAACTTTATCTCGATGGTAATGCCTATGCGTTAGCTTTGCGTAATGATCGTTATGAAGTATCAGAATTACATTTAATGGATTCAACGCTTTGCGCTCCGCAGCTGGCAGTTAATGGTGATGTATTTTATCGGTTACAAGGTAATGCTGTAATAGCTCAGCAAATTGAAGAACCTTTCTTGATGGTTCCGCAACGTGACGTTCTTCATATTCGGTTACATGCCGATCGCACTCGGCGTTATCCATTTCCGCTTTGGGGCCAATCTCCATTGTTAGCAGCGTTAGCTGATATTGGATTAGGAGACGCGATCAATAATCAGCAATTACAATTTTATGTGAATCAAGCACGACCATCCGCGGTGCTTCAAACCGAAATGACACTCGACAAGGATCAAGTTCAAGAATTGACTGATCGATGGGATGAAAAATCAAGAGGCATAAATCAAGGCAGAACCCCGGTTTTGACTCATGGCTTAAAGGTTACTCCATGGGGAGCGCCGCCAAAGGATGCGCAAATTGCCGAGATAATGAAGGTAGCAGAGACGCATATTGCTCTGGTTTTTCGTATTCCATTACAAGTGTTAGGTATCGGGACTCATACATTTGGTTCGACGGAAGCATTGATGCGATTTTGGATCGCTACTGGTTTGGGGTTTGTGCTTAATCACATCGAGGAAGCTTTTGGGCTTTTATTTAGATTGTCTGGTCAGCCTGATGAATACATCGAGTTTAATACAGCAGCATTGCTACGGTCAGACTTTAAGGACCGTCTCACCGCGCTTAAGGAGGCTGTCCTTGGTGGTATTTATGCTCCGAATGAAGCACGTAATCTTGAAGGATTAGACGATGTGCCATTTGGGGATGAGCCGCGCGTACAGCAGCAGCAAGTACCATTAAGCGCAGCGGGTAAGATACCGCCTGTGCCTGGACCACCTTCTGCTCCGCCAGCGCCACCATCACTAACTCAACCGTTACCTCCGAAAATGGAACCAGATGACATCCAAAGAGCAATCCAACGGGTACTCTCCAACGTCGCAGCAACCAACAGACGCTTTTTTCAATAGCGTTTTGGAGGGTATTTTAACAGAGGCGTTAGCGGCGCAGCAGCGTCAGTGGACGCATGAATGGACGCGAGAATTTGCTAAGATTACAGCACAATCTGAAACGATCTTAGCTAATTTGCGAGCTACGATTATTGAACGCCTCGATCAAATGGATCGAAGGGTAAATGAACGATTAGCTTTGGTTCGTGATGGCGCTCCAGGCAAAGATGGTGAACGTGGAGAGAAAGGAGAATGTGGCGAGAGAGGTGAACGCGGTGAACAAGGTTTGCCTGGAGTGCCTGGGGAGCGTGGTGAACAAGGTCAAATAGGTTTGCGCGGTGAACAGGGTTTGCGTGGCGAACAAGGTGATGTTGGTCTACCTGGAGTGCCTGGCCCACCCGGAGCTGATGGCATTCAAGGTGAACCTGGCGCTCCTGGTCCTCATGGTGAACAAGGCCCACAAGGTTCACCAGGACCACCCGGCAGCGTGGGAGCGACCGGAGCGCCAGGACTTAATGGCGAGCGCGGAGAACAAGGTTTGAAAGGAGAGAAAGGCGAACAAGGTGAACAAGGTTTGCCTGGAGTACCTGGTGATGAAGGCAAACAAGGTTTGAAAGGCGAGAAAGGCGAACGTGGAGAAAAGGGTGAACGTGGCGAACAAGGTTTGCCTGGAGTGCCAGGAAATGAAGGTAAACAAGGCATAGGCATAAAAGGCGAGAAAGGCGAACGTGGAGAAAAAGGCGAACGTGGCGAACCAGGTTTGCCTGGTGTGGTTGGTATCGATGGGAAGCAAGGGGCAAGAGGAGATAAAGGCGATAAAGGAGACAGAGGCGATAAGGGTGACATTGGATTGCCTGGGGTCGTTGGTGAGAGAGGTTTGCGAGGTGAGCAAGGTGAACGCGGTTTAATAGGCCCAGTGGGTAAATTGCCTATTGTTAAGCTTTGGCAAAATGGTATGGTGGCTTATGAAGGAGAATGTTATTCTTTCCAACGTGGCACTTATCAAGCATTAAGGGATACGGGACAAAATCCATATCATGAAGATTGGATTTGTATCGCAGAAGGTGGCATAGATGGAAAATCACCGCATGTACTCGAAACTTATGATGAAAAGAATGGATACAAGGAGCTTGACGTTGTTGCCCTCGATGGCGCGACGTTTATTGCGCGAAAAAATGCTCCTGGCAAATGCCCTGGTAAGGATTGGCAACTCATGTCGCGTCAGGGTGCGCGCGGAATTGCTGGTCCGAAAGGTGAACGCGGCGAGAAAGGCTCAACCGGTGATAAAGGAACGCCAGGCGCATCGGCTCCCATATTAAAAAGTTGGAAATTAGATCGCAAGCGTTATATTGCAATACCAATAATGTCTGATGGCAAAGAAGGACCAGTGCTCGAGCTTCGCACCTTGTTCGAGCAGTTTCAAAGCGAGGTTGAGTAATGGCTGCCGTCGATTATAATGTAACTACAGAAGCCACAACTCACGATTTGCTTACGCTTGATGAATGTAAGCTTTTGCTTGGTTTGTCGTTATCTGATTCGACTCATGATCAGCAATTGATATTACAAATTTCAATTTATTCTGAAACGATAGCTCGTATGTGTAATAGGATTTTTGCTAAAGAAACAGGAGTTGAAAGCTGGCGGGAAGTTTTTGATGGTCGTTTGTTCTTGACGCATTTTCCAGTAAAGAGCATAGACATCACTGATGTTACTGCCGGAGGTAGTAGTGTTGATCCGAGTATGTATACATTAGAGGAACGTTCAGGCAAATTGGCTTATCGTGGAGTGGGTGATCCTGAAGCTATTCCTTGGCCGATGCCGGCATATGTTACTTATACAGGTGGATATGATTTACCTACTGAAGCTCCATTGCCGCTTAAGCAAGCTTGCGTAATTCTTATTATGGAAGCTCGCATGCGTATGGTTCAAGCGCAAGTAGCAGGCATACGTCAAATTTCTCATCGCGGTAATCGAGTGATGTTCTTCGATCCGAATGCCGTATTGTTAAAGCTTGGAGGGAAATCACCATCGATGCAAGCGGTTGAATCTTTGCTACGGCAATATACTCGGTTTTGGGTTTGATATGGATATATCATTAGATATTGATACTGCCGCCTTGGAAAAGAGGTTTACAAGGATGGCTGAGAAGATCGACCATTTTAAGCGCAATACTATGGGTAGCGTAATGTCGGATTGGCAGGTTGAAGATATGCATCGTGATAAGCCATTTACGATGCGTTGGCGAGCGCAAGGTCGTGCGCAAACTGTCGTTCGACCCCACAGCTTATATGAGATGATAAAATCGCAAGGAGTATTGTTGCCAGTTAAACAACAGAGGAGAGCAATAAAGGGTTTGCGTAAAAATCAATTGACCTATAAGTTGCGTCGTGGATTTTACAAAAGCCTTCGTGAACATCGTCGTTGGTCCACAAGAGATATTTTGCGTAAGGAGTTGATAGATATGTTGATGGCGCGGGAATGGAATGCATTACAATTAAATTTGAAATGGAAGGATTGTTATTAATGGTTGTTAGTTTTTCCACTTTGCTTTACTCGCATTGTTTTGATATGTATGCTCGCACCATGACGGTAACTCCTTTAGCCTCTAATCCAGGTGCGCCAGCTTATACCGGGATGAGAGCTATTTACAATTCTGGGCCGCTTACGTTGACTGATGAAGAAGGTATTGTAACTGCCGTCATTGAAGATCACGAAACGATCATAGATATTCGTACAATCGAATTTGATGATGGAGGCTTCGCGATCTTACAACAGGGGGATTTAGTTCATTTTGATGCTGATACAGATATTGTAGGAGGCGATTTCAAAATTACGGAGGGACCGGAATATAATAGTGGTGGTCAAGCGACCTATTACATTCAAAAGTTAGAAACGGCAGCGCCATGAATGGTCAAACACGAGATGTGCCTTGGACCGGGACTGGAGGTATCAGTGATACTCAGAGTTACTCATGGATCATATTGAATGCTATTTATGATCGCATTATTGCTTCTTCATTCTTTCAAAATTTCTCGATTAAACGTATCACTCGTGCATTACCAATTCAAGCTGAATATCAAATTCCATCAATTGGAATTTACTTGGGGAATGAAACAGCAGTTGCTGATGGCGATCCAAATGCTGGTGATATTCGGCTCGAGCATACAGTACCAGTTGGGATTCAAATTGTGGTGAAGAATAATGATTCAGTAGCGATGCAAGCTACGCTCGATAAAGCGAAATGGTTTATTTTGAATCAATTGTTGCGTGATAATACTTTAACCAACCGTTTCAAAACGACTATACCAGATAATGTTCGCATTGAAGGGTTTCCAAAACTGCGTATTCCGTCGCCAGATTGGGGTCGTGATTCTAAAAATGAAACGCCTATTGGTATTCAAATGATTGAGCTTACTTATACATTACGTTCAGAATGGTATCCAACCGACTTTGATGATTTGAAGGAGATTGCTATTACAGCTTATCCAGAATTGGCGCCGGCTGATCCTGCTGAGGTTACGCATGTGGATGTGGTTTATCGCTTTGATCCAGACTATGTACCACCACCGTTAACGGGTCCAGGCCCATAAAGGAGACTACCATGCCCAATCCCTTCTCTAGAGGTCACGCTCAAGCGCGCCGAGCAGCCATGGGTCAAAGGGCTGTACCTGGTGAACGATTAGCTTTAATGAAAGCAGCGAACAAAATTCCGCCTTTGCGCGTGGTTCCTGCTCCTGGACGGGAGCATTTGCGGAAAATGCTTATTCATCCGAATGGTGTTCGTTTGCGAAATGAAGGTTCGACCGAGTGGCCGAATGATCGTTTTACACAGCGGCGGATCGCTGATGGTGATATCCAGATCGTTGAAGTTGAAGAGGAAAAACCGCCAGTTGTATCTAGCCGTCGCAGCCATACCCCATCTGCGTGAAAGTTCACATTCGTTAACTAAAGGAGGCAACTATGCCCATTAGCTTTAATAACATACCAGCTGATCTTAAAATTCCACTATACTGGGTGGAAGTGGATCCAAGTCAAGCTGGCATACCTATGATCCATCAGCCTAGTTTGTTGGTGGGTATTGCAACATCCTTGGGCGATGCACCACGCGATGTTGCTATTGCGATCGGTACACAAGCGCAAGCTGATCATCATTTTGGGCAAGGCTCTGAACTTGCAAGAATGTTCAAGACCTTTTTTGCGAACAATTTCGCAAATGAGGTTTGGGGGTTGCCAGTTAATGAGCCTACAGGTGCAGTAGCAGCAACTGCCACTATTACAGTTTCTGTTGCGCCGACAGATGCAGGAACAATTCATCTCTATATCGCCGGTCAACATGTGCCGATAAATATTGGTGGCACAGATACGCCTACTATGATTGCGACAGAAATTGCTGCTCAAATTAATGACACAGTCGATCTTCCTGTTTCGGCAACTTCAGCGGCAGCGGTGGTAACCTTAACCGCTCGGTGGAAAGGCGTTACAGGCAATGATATTCGGATAGACTTGAACTATTATGGAACCATCGGTGGTGAACAACTTCCTCCGGGTTTGGGTTTGACGCTTCCTCCGGGTGCAGCTGGTACACCAGGAGTAGGGACTGGGAGCGGTAGCGGCAATCAGCTTACTATTTCAGCTATGACTTCCGGTAGCATTACCATCGGTGCGACAGTGACAGGGACTGGTATTCCAGTCGGCACAATTATTACTAGCCAGCAATCTGGAACGACGGGGCAGGTTGGCGTTTATATCACAAACACAGTGACAACTGCGTCGTCAGCGACATTAAACTTCGCCGGTCCTACTGGCCCTGCTAATTTCCTCGCTGGCGGGGTGGGTGTGCCTCTCTTCAATAATGCTATCAATAATCTTGGTGAAAAGAACTTTGAATATGTTGCGTTGCCCTATACTGATAGCACTACGCTTAACGCTTGGGAGCTTGAGTATGGCTTTGAGGATGTCGGCAGGTGGGGATGGCGAAGGCAGTTGTATGGTCACCTATTTTCAGCGAAGCGTGATACCTATTCAAACCTAGTCAATTTCGGTAATACGCGCAACAGTGGTATTACATCAATTCTTGGTATAGAAAACACTATGCCATCGATGGTACTCGATGTTGTTGCGGCCTATACTGCCAAAGCTCAGAGAGCGTTGATTAACGATCCGGCGCGACCGCTGCAAACTCTCTCGCTTAATACAGTGAAGCTTGCACCGTTGAAAGATCGTTTCGATACAATCGAATTGAATTCGCTGGCGTCGAATGGGATCGCAACTCAAAAGGCTGGTAGCGATAATCAACCGATGATCTCCCGTGAAACCACCACTTACCAACTCAACCTTTACGGTTTCCAGGATGATGCATATGAACTCGTCACAACGTTGGCTACGCTGGCGCGTCTCATTCGTAATCAGCGTTATGTGATCACTAGCAAATACCCACGTGTCAAATTGGCAGATGATGGTACACGCTTTGGACCTGGGCAAGCGATTGTAACTCCGGGTATCATCAAAGGCGAGCTTATCGCGGAGTATGTCCAGGATATGTGGGATGGCTTGGTGGAGAACCTACAAGCGTTCAAGGCCAATCTGTTGGTGGAACGTGATCCAAATGATCCAAACAGGGTCAATGTTCTGTATGGGCCGGATTTGATAAATCAACTGCGCATCTTTGCGGTGCTGGCTCAATTCCGTCTACAGTATGATCGTGGTTTGGATACCCAAATTGCTGGGCCAAATCCAGCTACGATTGGGATGACTGGAGTTCTGCCGCCGCTCGGCGTAGTTGGGTAAACTAGCTTGGGCGTAATCTTAACCAAGGAGAATGGCTATGGCTATTCGTTTCGCCGGTATTGCCTTTTTGTCGGTTGACGGAAGGCAATATCAATTGCGGGGAAACTTTACTGTTTCCCCGTCTCCTGTAGAGCGTACAATGATCGCTGGGCAAGATGGCGTTCACGGGTACCAGGAATTGCCACGCGTGCCATACATTGAGGGCGATCTATCGACGGTGCCAGACTTGAACTTTGAAGACCTTCTGGTTCAAGTTAATTCTACCGTCATCGCTCAATTAGCCAACAATAAGCAGTACACGCTTCAAGGTGCTACTGTTAAAGGTGGCTTCGAGCTAAACACACGTGATGGTCAGGCGCGTGTGCGTTGGGAAGGCATAACCTGTCTTGAGATCAACCTAGGATAGTATCATGAACGAACAAGTAAGGCGTGAAGGTTTTCAACCTGCTGGTGGAACATTTCAAAGTGCGACTAATCCACAGCCACAGCCGAGTCAAATTCCTGGGAATGGTGGCGGTCCTATCATCGATGCTACTCCAGAACCTCCACGAATGGAGGAACAACCGCCACCAATAGCTCAGGTTTGGCCGATTACAGTTAAGCTTCTTCATAAGCCCATCCGCGATAATCAGAACATATTGATCAAAGAATTGAAGTTTCGCGAGCCAACCGGCGGCGATATTAACCGCTGTGGTAATCCATGTCGTATCAATCTTGATGGCGATGTCATCATCGATGAAAGGAAAATGACTCTCATTATGGCTAATTTGTCGGGTGTGCTATCTCCTTTGCTCGACAGTATGGATCCTCGAGACTGGAACAGTTGCGCATATCGGTTGCGCAATTTTTTTCTTCCAGAGGTGGCGGCCTGGTAGGATCGGATGAAAATCTGATCCTCGACTGCTACCGCCTCGCTAGGTTTTATCATACATCGCCAGAAGCATTTTTGGGCATGCCGCTTGGCGACGTGCAGCTTCATCTTTATCGAACCATACAATTAACTCGTATCATGCAACGGGAAGCAGAAGCGGCTGAGGACGAACGTGGCGGAATATGAAGAATTAGTTGTAAAGGTTGAAGTCAAAGGGCAGCAAGATTATAAAGAGCTGTCCCAGCAGTTCAAGAGTGACTTTCGTGATATGCGAACGACCAGTGAGGAATCATTTGGTCGTTTGTTTCGTCATACTGGTAATATTGGACGTCAAATTCGATCCTTGACTGAAGGTGTTACCTCTGGCGATGCCGGTAAGGCTATCGGCAATTTCGCGATGACGTTTGGTCGTGCTGGTATGGGCGTTGGTAGTATTGTAGCTGTAATTACAGCAGCTATGAATGTAGCTAGTTCAAAAGCTCAATCGCTAATTGATCTAGATGCTCAAGCGAAGCGTGCAGGTATTCATCCAGCGCAGTTAATGGAGGATATTAAAACTGCTCTTCCATATATTAGTCGCGAGCGTATGGTTGAGATGGATATTGCTTTCGGTCAACGTATTGGACAACTGAAGGCGGGATTACCAGAGTTTAGGCAACAGATACTTAATCTTGTTGCGATGGAGGGTGATCCTGATCCCTCGATCAGAGCTATGGTAAATAATAATGTGAATGAGGTTTTGAATTCGACGCGACCTGGCGGTTTGAATGCAGTAAAAGCATTTGTTGAAAAAATCAGAAAGCATTATGAAGAGTTGGGTAATCCAGAATTTGGAGCGAAAGTTTCAAGCGCAATTCTTTCTTGGTGGGGAGTAGAAGATATTGATCAGATTGTGGATAAGTTTAAGGAGGTAGATGAAGATTCAAAAAAGAATATGGAGTCAATGATTGCTGCGTCTAAAGCTTGGGCGCAAGTTACTGGTGGAATGAAGAATGATTTTGAAGCTATTGTTACTATGCTTAGCGCAATGGTTATGGATGATCCGGTTCTTGGACCGATTTTGAAAGGAATTGGATGGATCCTTGGAAAGGCGCGAGGAGCAGCTGAACAAAGCCTAACGGAAACTGGCGAGTTGCCTTGGTGGTTTCCGCGCCTTGGTGATATCGTTATGCCGCTTGGGCCGCTCGGTGGAGCGGCAGCTCGTGGCGTTCAACATTTATTCCGACGCAGGAAGGAGCCGGGAGGTATTGCTACTGAACCACAACGTTTGATGGGTGGTGAATTTCAAAAGCAAATGGATAGTACAGAAGAATTGGTTAGAGAGTTTACCCGTCTTAATGCACTTTTGTCAGGACAAGAACAGCCATTATGGGATTTGAATACTGCTCTTGGTATAAAGGATATTGGTAAACCAGGTAATCCACCTTTCCATAATCAGCCGATGGGAGGAGCGGCTGGTGAAAGTAATCCGATACAACTTCCAACAGGTGACGCTCAGCCGCAACCTGGTGGTGGCGCTCCGGCAGAAGCAGTTGGACCTGTTCAAGGAAAAGGTTGGTGGGCAGCTGGACAAACAAGACAGAAAGTGCTTCAACAATGGCCAGGAGTAACTGAATCAATTACTGGTAAAGGTTCGCGGTATGGTAGTTTACCTGGTGGCGTTCAAGACATTGATCCGCGTACAGGAAAGTATCAGGATGAACCTGGAAGTGCTTCATTAGGTAAGATGTGGGGGATGAGTTATTTCCCAGAGGAGCGTCAAGGGATCGCATTGCCTACCGCTGAAACGCTTGGTCGTTTGTTTAGGGTAACATGGCCAGATGGTTCGCAAACTATAGAACAACATACAGATATTGGTCCAGCAAAGCGTCTTGGAAGGGCAGTTGACGTTTCAGAAGCAGCAATTGCGAGAGCAGGTAAAACAGAAACATTCAAAACTGATGAGCAATTCACAGTTGAGGCTCTCCCGACGTTTGGTCAAGAGGCACGGACGCAACGCGCAGCAGCAGCCGCGAGCGTAGGTAGACCTGGTGGAGAGGGTCAGGCTTTGATGGGTGGGGTTCCAGAAACAACTCCAACGAGTGGGTTGCGTCCTAGTGTACGTTCATATCAGGCAGCGCAGAGAGCTTTGCAATCGACAGCTCAGCGTGCTCCTTCATCTTTGTTTGATGCTGAATATCCTGCTAGTGTATCATCTGGGTATCCTTATTTGACGGATCCACTTCGTATCAATCCAGCAAATTGGGAGCGCATGCTGCGTGAATCGCCGCAATCAAAGAATGTTGAATGGCGAGGTGCGGAGAGTACAGAGCCAGTTGGTCAAGGTAGTATGGCTGATCTTGAAAAGGAAATGGATACTTATTTGGCGAAAGGGCGCAATGTTGAACCATCATTTGGTGTTGATTGGGAAAAGTCAATAAATCGGTCGGCACTTGATCGTAGCCTTAGTGATGTAGAACCACGTGGTAATCTCGATGTGAGTGTGAAGGCTCCTGCTGGTACTGAAGTAAAAGCTGAAGGTGATGGTATGTTCAAAGGTAATGTGTCGCTAGATCGGCAAATGGAGCTACCAACGCTACAGTGATCCGATGGCTGAATTTGAAGAACTGAAACTTGAAGTCTCGCTAGTCGATAATGCGACGCCGCAGATCGACTTGCTTCGACGCAACATCAAAGAATTGTCGAGCACTAAATCTGAAATTGCTAGTTTGCGTACGGAGACGGCAGCTTTTGGAGAACAACTTAAACGATTATCTGAAGCGGTAGCGAGAGGACCAGAGGCTTGGTTAAAGTTTGCTGCTAGCTTTGGC